ATATTACCGACATTTACAACAGCGGAGTACCAACTGATATATCCTCACTTAATCCTGTTGGGTATTGGCGTATGGGAGATAATGACTCAGGTACAGGAACCACAATCACGGATCAAGGCGTTGACTCTAACGGTGCTCCTAGCGGTAATGACGCTTCCTTAGTCAATGGTCCTACTTTCGTATCAGGAACAGGTAACACTCCAGGAAATTAATACTTATGAGAAATTATGTTATAATTGACGCATCCGAAGTACCTTCGGTCGATTTTAATCAGGTTCTTGAAACATCAGCAGAAACTTTAAGATTTTCGGTTGATGGATCTAAGACCTTTGTAAAGTTCGAGGGATCAGCCCCAGCATTTCTTGCAGGTAAGCCCGCGCTTTCTCACTCGGAAATCCTAGAAGTTCTTGCCGGATCCGAATGGACCGAGGAGCTGATCGAGGAATAATATGATCCTCAGGATTGAGGCCACACTTTGTGAGCCTCCGTCCTCAATCTCAGCCTTTCGGGATGCAACGCTTTACGCGACGGTATTCCGCCAGCTCGATGTTTTGCTTGAATGCGAAGAGGGTACACGATCCTCATATTGGAGTTGGTTAAAAAGAAACGGTGCTCATGATTTTGTGCGTGATCTTATATATCCTTATGAGGAACAGGGAACGCCGAGAATGGGAACAAAGAATGCAAATATTCGGGTCGATCGATTAGACGCCCGGTCGCTCCCTTTTGCGGTATCCGCAATGCGTTCGCTTACGCGGGGTTGGTATTTATAACATACCAGCCGGCTCCTGTATATATGTAGAGCTTGTTAGTGTCCGATCCTAATGCGATAGATCCTAAAGGGTCGGAATTTCTTGCTTTTATATTACCCTCGGTCGTTACAATTTTTACAACTCCTTTACTGGAGTTGACCGAGCTTCCAATAAGACTCGCAAGATTACTCATCTAAATTCTACCCCCAGGCTGTGCTCAACATCAGTGGCCAAATACCGGATTACCCGAGCATTAATATTTTTCCTTTCCCATCCATATTGTTTTGCCCATCGGCGGACAGTGCCAGCGGAAACATCCATGCGTTCACGGATCTTTCTTGGCGAAAGGTAACGAATTTCTTTTGCGACCATATGCAATCAATACTACTCAATTACGGTTCTCGCGACCGGTTGTAATATGACCCAACCGATTGATATTAAGTAGGGTTTGAGCGAATATTAGCGTGTACGAGGTGAAAATGTTCACCTCTTTTAAACACAGATTAATCTAACCCATATCAAAAAAAGTTATGTCAAATATTCTATCACAAATAGGTAGCGCAGTTAAAGGTAAGATCGACGAAGTTAATTCTTCCATCACGGCTGAAGAAACAGCTCGTATCTCCGCTGACAGCACACTAACCTCTAATCTCGCATCCGAAGCATCGACTGCTCGTGCAGCGGAAGCAGCTAACGCTTCTGCAATTAGCACTGAAGAAACTCGTGCAACCGCGGCTGAAGGTGTATTAACCGGTAATCTCTCTCAAGAAATTAGCGATCGTCAAGCTGCTATAACTGCTGAAGCAACCACCAGAGCTTCTGCTGACACAGTTAACTCGGACGCAATAGCTGCTGAATCTACTCGCGCACTTGCTGCTGAAGGTACCTTAACCACTAACCTTTCTCAAGAAGTTAGCGATCGTCAAGCTGCTGTTTCGTCTGAAGCATCAACTCGTGCGGCTGCTATAAGCAATCTTGACACTGTAAAAGCTAACCTTGCAGGTGCGACTTTTACCGGTGACCTTGGTGGTACAAACTTAACCCTAAGCGGTAACCTTACTGTTCAAGGTACAACCACTAGCATCGAAACTGTTAACTCCCAAGTAAAAGACTCTTTGATGCTTTTAAATGACGGAGCTGCTTCTAGCGCTAACAACTCAAGCGACGTTGGATTGATCATGGAACGTGGATCAAGCGACGACGGAAATGTTGCTGTAGTATACGACGAAGGCGAAGACAAATTCTGCATGTACAAAACTAGTGCTCCTGCAACTTCAACTGACATATCCAGTGACGATGGGAGTGCATCTTTGGTACCTCTTAAAGTTTCTGATGTATACTTAGGTGCTGACAACATTGGATCTTTGGCTGAATTTACCGCTGCGTTAAACGCATAAGGTTAATTTTACCTACTGAATCTCTTAAGGGGTCGGAGGGTGTTCCTCTGACCCCTTTTTTTACCTCGTGCGGATCGTACTTATATATTTAATTCTCGTTATCATACTCACACTCTTAGGTGGGTGTAGTATGAAATCTCTCTACCCAGTGGCGGGAGCTACTTTGGGCGGAGGAGCTGGGGCTTTGGTCGGAGGACCTGCGGGCGGAGCTTTAGGAGCTTTTGCTGGAGCGGCTAGTGGAGAAGTATTAAAAGCGGACGGTCAGTATCGAGAAGCTATTGAAACCGTTGAAGCTATCAGCAAGGGCGATGTGGAAGCTCTTGTAAAATTAAAAATGGATGAGCACAAGGGGTGGTTTCAGAAAGCTGTTGATGGTATATATGATGTACTGATGATTGCAGCCCTGGCGACAGGTTTGTACTTCATATTCCACTTCTGGTACGGCCGACATTTTGTAAAAAAACTATCTAAAAAAGAAACCTCATGAACGATACGCCTATGATAATTGGTTGGAGCGGAACTTTGGCCACAGTATCCCTTGGTCAATGGAATGAAATTATAGCTGTTGTATGCGGAGTGGTAACGACTGTGTACATGGCAACAAAACTAATCCAAACATTAAGAAAGAAAGACTAGAACGATGGCAGAATTTAAACCGTGCAAGAAATGTTCAGGGAAGAAAAAAGCTTTGTGCTCTAAGTTTCGTACTTGTTTAGAACCCGAAGGTGATAAGAAACCCGGTACTAAATCTTACAAGCCTCGCGGAAAGTAGTATTTCCCAACCGGTTACTTTTTTGTAAACCGGTGTATATCTTCGCAGTATGGAAACAGCTACTGCGGAGGTTGACTCCCCGCAAACCGAATCAGAGTTTAGTATTGAGAACGCGTCCACGGACGATCTTCGCAATGCTTTGGGTATAACGCCAACGACCGAAGAAGTTCAACCTTCACCCGTCGACCAACAGCCTGAGGATAATATCCCAGAGCCGCAGGAAGTGGTAGAAGGTGCTGAGCCTCAGGCCGCAAGCCTTGAGCCGGAAGAAACGCTTGAAGATGCAGATGAGAAACTTGGAAAGCGTAGGATTCGTCCTCGCAATGAGCTAGATCAACAAGTAATTGACTTGTACAGATCGGAAGGATTTCAAGGATCGTTTGCAGATGCTTCAAGAGTTATATACGGACAGGAAGTAGTACAACCCGCTCAACAACAACTTACTACGCCAAATCAGGAGCAAGTCGAGGCGCTCGAGCCCGACCCAATCAATGGCATTGATAAACAGACTAGCGAAATCCGAGCATCTATTCAGGAGCTTGAAGGACAAGTAGAAAAAGCAGCAGAAGAGCTTGAAACCGCTGAAGCATTACGCCTTCAGCGGGAAATAATGAAGCAAGAAATTCAGTTGCAAACTATCACTATCCGTAAAGAGCAATTGATACAGGCACGGGAGCAGGAAGTTTTTCAAAACCATCGAAGTAAAGCGATGGAAAGCCGTGACAGAGTCTATGGTAAATATCCAGATTTGCAGGACAAGAACTCAGTTCTTCGAAAGCAGTTCGATGATTATGTATCACAAGCTCAGTCCGACCCCGACTACGCCGCACTCTTTGAATCACCTCGTTGGCCAGAATTTTTGGCTAGTGAATTCGCATCTAATATGATTCCGCAGCAGGCAGCAGCCGCACAACCCGAAACGGTTCCGGTTCCGCCTCAGCCGCAGACTCCACAGATGGGAACTCAAGCGAAGGTATTGACGACAGGAACTACGGCACAACCTGTAAACGCCTCGATTACCGCTGATGGTCTGCTTCAACAGCTTCCAAATATGAACAAAGATGATATCTATGCTCTGCTTGGAAGTCCGGGAGGAGCTCAACCAAATAGGTAATTAGGGATTAAACTATCATAATACCTAATAAAAATTAAAAATGTCTATTAAAAGCATACCAGCAAGCCCCAATCCAATTACTGCTGCTCAATCAGCAGGTAATGTGGATCTCGTAACTAACACAACTTCCTATCAAGGTCTCCTTGATGGTCCTAACTCTGACTTGCGTTCACGCCTTTGGTCCGAGCTCGTATCCCGTGATGCTAGAGAAAAGAATATATTCTCAAAGTTCATCGGTGGCGAAGGAAGCGGATCTCCTATAACTGAAAAACGCGATCTTACCGCAGGCGGATCAGACAAAGTAACATTCACTACTGTTGCACCAATCAGAGGACAGGGCGTCCGTGGGGAAGAAATTCTCAAGAACGCTACCGATACTCTTGATTTCGGAACATTCAGCATTGAAGTTGACCTCGTTCGTCACGCAGTATCTTGGACTCAAGTTCTTAAGCTCATGAGATTCACCGGCAAAACCATCGATCAGCTTTCGGCTGAAGTGATGTCCGAGTGGATGAGTCGTACCGAGCAGGATCAAATCCAATACGCACTTCGTCAAATCTGCTTGAAACACGCTACCGGATCCAACTTTATATCTGGATACGGAACTCACTCAACTGGAGCTCTTAAATATGTTGACGGTTTATCAACTGACATCATCCAAGAAGCTAAACAAGCTCTTATCGCTAACGGTGCTGAGCCTATGAATACTGGTGGAGACCAAAACCAAGAAATTCCTGGTTATTTGTTCTTCGCACCTGACGCATGCTTACGCCCTCTGCGTTCTGACCCCGACTACCTCGAAGCAATCACATCTGCTGATGTTCGCAGTGCAGACAACAAATTGTACAGCGGAAGCTATGCAAAATGGGACAACAACATCATTGCTAATCACAATGTAATCATTGACACCGCTCGTGGCCGTCAAGGTTCTCCTCTTCTTCCTACCTTCTATGCATACGAAGCAATTGCTAATGCAGAGAGCGGTATCGGTGGAACCGACGGAGACTACGCAGCTAACTTCCGTGGCGCACAAGTTCGCATCCCTGGTGGAGGCGGAGTTGCAATGGGAGCAAATGACAATGGAACATATCATGTCCTCGGTATCGATACCGACGGAACTGTTGCATTGTACAGCTACGACCAGAGCGACATCTCTGCATCTCTTGGAACAATCACTCTTAGCCGTGTTTCTGGCGATGGAGGATTAACCATAAATATTAAAACCGGAAATGCTTTCAGCGCTGGTGCAATGTTCGTACAAGCTAACGCAATCGGAACCCCTATCGGTTACGCTCTTGCTATGGGTAAAGACGCAATGTACTACGCAAAAGGCAAGATCTACGGCGAGCAAATCTTCCATTACGACGATTTCGCAAATAGCGGCAACGAAGCACATTTAAGTGCTGTCGGTGTTCAGTCCGTCTATGGTATGGCTGCCCGTCATGATACCCGTGGAAGAATACCTTCCGTACAACTCGTTGAAGTTGTTCGTCAGGTTCCTGGGTTGTCCTTGACCCAATAGTAGTGGAACGGAATTTTCCCTCCCCATAACCAATCCAACTGGCCTCTCCCTAACATTAGTTGGGGAGAGGCTTTTTATATACAATGAAGATCATAATATTAGGAAAAAGTAATCAAATGGGTGCTACACCCAACATCCGAGTAAAAGGTATGAGCCAAGTCCGTTACAATTTCATTTGGGACAAAAAGATCAGGCATTTCGCCTACGAGCCTGAGAACCAAAAACAAGTGGATGATATCTTTCGGACTCAAGGCAAGCTCTATAAGACTATGTTCTTTTCTGTCTACCTAGAGCCTGAGACCAAAGTTGAAGAGCCTGAGCCAAAAGCCAAAGGCCGTAAGCCAAAGGTCAAAAGTCAACCGGTAGCACAAGAGCTAGCGGTTTCCTAATATTCTTTAATGGTCGATATCACTTTCATAGCTCTCAAGGATCAGCTTGCTTCTATGCTTGGAGCTGACGAATCCGCTGACCTTCCTCCGGTTGATCAAAACCGTTTGGATATCTGCATTAATCAAGCTTACCGCGAATGCTACAATCCAATTGATGGGAAGCGAGCAATGTGGGCGCAAAAGAAATTCACGCTGTCGTTTACTGAAATGCAGGCGGGAGTTTCTCTCCCTAAACAAGTAACCTCTGTAGACAAAATCCCTGTATTAGTAGGGGAGGGTCCATTATCTCCAATGACTGGGCCTGAGGCTGAGATTCGTGCTCGTTCAATTTTCTCATGGGATTTCAAAGCTCCATCCGGCCGCGGATTGAGTTTCCCGATGTATAAAGAAAATGATGCGGAAGTCGGTCGTCCTATTTGGTATTATTTAGATAATCGCAGCAATGGAGATGATACGGAAGTTATTCCTCGCTTATATCTATACCCAATTCCAGATAAAGCGTATGATGTTGAAGTCTATGCTAATATAATACCTGATCAATTAAGTGCGGATTCTGATAAACCTAGAATACCTTCGGATCTTGTTTGGGATATTATGTATCCAATTGCACAAGGAAAGCTTCTTTCAGATCCTAGATATAATGGCGCAAATAAAGAGTTTATAGCGCGTATGGCGGAAGAGGCTCGCAAGAGGTTGAGAACATTAGTTACTCCACAAAAACATAAAGGGTCTCTTCGTTTAACCCGACGAGTAGGCTGGTAGTCATATGGCCAAAGACCTGACAATCAGGCTTCTCGGTCGTCCACAAGTAACTAAGGACGATCAAGTAGGTTATCAGCGCGTAGCCCGACAGTATGTGGTTGAAGGTTACAGGGCTAGCTATGCAGGGATTAATGATGCAGCTAATCCGTTGTTTTTAGCTGTTGGTACTGAAGACGAGGAGTTTACAGGTCACTATTTAGTAAACCAGAAAATTACACCTAAACAAGGATCGGTTGATACTGCTTATCTTAGTCGTGAATTTGTTGAGATTCGAGATACTTATGTACAAGAATCTGTCGTTGCATCCGCAGATCTTAAAAGAATTAGAAGGACATTTGTTATCCTTCGCGGTGTCCATAATTTAGGTTATACTCAGGAAAAGTTTAATTTACGAGGTGCGGCGGAACCGTGGGATTACGCACCGACAATAGTTTCTACACCCCCAAATGCTATCGATTATGGGCTCCCGGCAGAATACACTCTCGCCAAGACCCCAAAACTTGGTGGAAGTCCTCTATATAACACGATTAATGCGGGTAAAAGTTCTGGTGTTAATTCTGGTGTTTGGTTGAAAGGCTCCGCTCAGGTTTCGTTAAGCCAACCGGGAGTGGATGTTTGGTCGGTTGAGTGGGTTAATCACACTAAGGCTTATTGGACATCAGGAACGAGAAAAGCGGGTAGTTCATCATTTACTGTACCTAAAGCCGTATCGTTTGATTCGGATGGTTTGAAAATATCACTACTTAATGCGAGTGGGTCGACTTCTAATTATATGCAGATCGGTACATTTAACTTTTTTGTCACTGGTGAAAATATACCTACATATTTTGCAAATTATTGGCTCGGTTCTTCAAGCATGACTCCTGCGGTATTGGTAGATGTAACCTTTACCGAGTATGAAGGAGATAATAAACCTTACAAGATCCTGCAAAAAATCCCTAATGCTATTTTTGAAGATAATGGTAGCTCTATGTCTTTTCCTGGCTCTGTCAGTGGAAGTGTAAAAGTAGCAGACATATCATTAAACGAGTTAGTTTTTAACCAAACTTTTACCCGTAATATGTTTGGTGGAGTTCTTGATACAACAAACTACCCCGTCTTTCAGAAGAGAAAACTAAAGAGTGTTGGTGGTTCAATCACATGGGATAATTCTTGGCAGCCTGCATCAACTGATGCAGCTCAACTTAATGTTATAGTAAAACCCTTGTTCACAAGCGCTGCGTCTGATGAAGCTAAGAAGATTTGGAAGGTGAGTATTTCTTATGTTGGGTGATGAAAATATTGATGTTCAAGAGCTTCAGGAAAAACTGGATCTTGTAGAGGCCAAGCTTGAAGAATTAGCGGAAGAATCAGGAGGCTCTGATGAGCCTGATCTTGGGTTTGTTCAAGTATCATCGAGCAGTAAAAGTTTTTTTCTTCATTGGATAACCGTTGAAGATACTGAGTTTGAAAAGTGTGAAGATGTAGACTCCGTTCAAAAAGCACTTCAAGCATTTAAAGAAGCTGATGAAAAACGATCCGATAGTCAGCGTAGCTTTTTACACGGAGATATGATTGTCCTTATGTGCAATTCTGCAAAAGAGGAGGATGAAGAAACAGAAGAAGTTACATATCCAGATTCGTGTTATTTTATAGGTACTTGTATTGTAACCGGGGATGGGGATATCCATGAGGAAGATCCTGATCCAGATATCAAACTTTCGACAAAATTCGGAGGTAAACATTTTATAGCCTGGAATACATGCGGCGGAGAATCCTGCCCAGAAGAGCCTGATGCTATACAAATAGATGAATTAGCTATACCTGAAAGTCTTGGCGGTGGGAGCGAGCAGAATATTAGCGGTATTGAAATCGTACAACCTTTCGGCTCACCGAATAAGACCATTCTCCACAAGCTCAACAGTTTAACCTTTACCAAAACAGAACCTGAGGAGGAGAGTGCGGATGAGGAGGCTTCGACGGATTACATAATGTTTCAGGATGGTGAGGAGTATACTTCCGGAGCGCTATTTAAATTATCTAATAAAATAAATGAATCCTCAGATGGATACGATGTAAAAGCGGATGTTAATCAGGTTTCTCTATATAGCTCCACCGCCATCATTCAGGAAGTTACCTATAAATCCAAAGCATATGATCTTCAGAAAATTGATATTACTTCCGATAGTTGCGGAGAATTAAAAAGAGAGCCTGCCAAAGATGAGGATGACAATGTCATACCGCCTGAAAATATAAATTTACTTACGAAAAGCGATGAAAGCGGATCCCAACATTCCATAGGTTCTATCGATGTCATTTCGGGATCTGATGAGGTTGAGCTGGGAACTCTCGATCTTCAGAGCCTGGCGGTTACAGATCAGCACTTCATGAACGGAGACTTTTTCGTACCCCGCATTTCGGGGACTGAAGCTGAGATTAACACCATCGCTACCGGTATACAAAGTTCCGAAAATATAGAACTACTAACAGATTTCACGATTGAGGTGGTGCAGACACCTGTTGGTGACTCTTGTACTTCAATTACCATTACTCCAAAATTTAAGAAACAGGATTTCA